CTTCAGTTCATCACTGAGCTGGGCCTTACGATCGGCTTCCTCACCTCGAACAAGCTGAAGAAGCACAACGGGATGGCCGTATTTGCAGACTGCCGGAAGGTGTCGGAGTTCTACAAGCAGGAGTTCGTACCGTTCGACTTCCTGATCACGGTCTACCAGAACACCTGCGAATTCGCTCACTTCACCGAGAAGGAATACAGGATCCTCCTCTACCACGAGCTCCTGCATGTGGGAGCCAAGCAGAACGAGAAGACCGGAGAGGTCTCGATGTTCGTGCGGCCTCATGACGTCCAGGAGTTCCGGACGATCATCGACCAGTTCGGGATCGACTGGGCCACCAAGGGGATAAGGCCGAGCGACTCGGTGCACGCAGGCAAATTCGTCGACGAGCTTTACGACGAGGGAGATGGCGAAGATGAAGCAGAGGACAGTGTGGAGAATGAGCAGGTCTGAAGGAAAATAAAATATTCGGTTTCAGGAAGGAGTGATCGATATGGCGAATCCTGAGAACCTCAAGAATGGTGAGCCATATCGGTTTAAAGCAGGCGAGAAACAGGCGAAGATAGCCGCCAAGGGCGGAGTCGCTTCGGGAGTCGCAAAACGAAAGAAAAGAGACATGGCCGACACCATTAAGCTTCTCATGAACATGCCGGTTTCGGACAATCAGAAGAAGCTCAAAGAGGCCATGACGAGATTCGGGATACCTGAGAACGAGCAGACGCAGAGAGCGGCTGCGGTGTTCAACATGGTACTGGAAGTAAATAAAGGGAATGTCCAGGCATTCAGGGCACTGGTAGATGTGGAGCAGAGGGAGGAGGACTCCAAGTTCCGCAACAGGCAGTTCAACTACCAGAAGCAGAGAGACCGCGAGATGGCGCAGGCCGAGACGGGCAAGTCATCACTGGCCGACCGGATCATCGGCGCATACGCGCAGCATGAGGATCCTGAAGGACAGGAGGACCAGGAGAAGCCTGACAGCCAGACAGAGAGCCAGCTGGACGGAGACGGAGGCGGAGACGATGAGCACAGCGAGTGACAGAGCCATCCGCTACTACGCAAAGCATCCGGTCGAGTTCGCAAGAGACTGCATCAACGCGCAGCCTGATAAGAACCAGGCGAAGATCCTCCAGAGCGTCGCTGACAACCAGATGACCTCTGTCAGGTCAGGACATGGTATCGGCAAGTCGGCAGTCGAGGCATGGACAGTCATCTGGTTCATGTGCACACGGCCTTTCCCTAAGGTACCGTGCACGGCACCGACCCAGCACCAGCTCTACGATATCCTCTGGTCCGAGATCTACAAGTGGATCCGCAGCGGGAACCTTGAGAATGACCTGATCTGGACAAAGGAAAAGCTGTACATGGCCGGCCACCCGGAAGAGTGGTTTGCGGTCGCACGTACCGCATCCAACCCGGATGCCCTTCAGGGCTTCCATGCGGACAACGTCCTCTACATCATCGACGAGGCCTCAGGTGTCAAGGACAGCATATTCGAGCCTATCCTCGGTGCTCTATCGACCGAAGGATCAAGGCTCCTGATGTGCGGGAACCCGACGCAGCTGAGCGGCTTCTTCTACGAGAGCCACACCAAGAACCGCTCGCAGTATTCGACCTTCCACATCGACGGCCGGGATAGCCCGAGAGTGTCCAAGGCGTTCATCGAGAAGATCATCCGGATGTACGGAGAGGACTCAAACGTCTTCCGGGTCCGTGTGGCCGGCGAATTCCCGAAGCAGGAGGACGACGTGTTCATCCCGCTTCCGTGGATCGAGCAGTCCATCAATACGGAGCTGTCCGCAGAGACCAGGCGAGCAATGGACCGGATCGAGAAGGGAACGCCGATCAAGCCGGGAGATGTGTACTCCATCGACATCGGCGCAGATATCGCACGATTCGGAGATGACAGCACGGTCATCGGGTACAAGATCAACGAGGCAGCACGCTTCTATAAGAGGTACAAGGGGCAGGACACCACATGGACGTCCGGAAACATCGCAAAGCTATACATTTCCTTGAAAGATCTCTACGGATTCAAGGGAAAGGTATACGTCAAAGTCGATGACGGAGGTGTCGGAGGCGGAGTCGTGGATGAGCTGAGAGCCATCAAGAGAGCGGACCCGGTCATGTACGAGACGATGATCATCGTGCCGGTGCACTTCGGCGCTACGATCCGGCACAAGTTCTACTACGACACCACGACCTACATGATGGGCATGCTCCGGGAGATGATCCAGCCGTTCGATGACATGGGCAATGAGAGAAAGCCGATGCTGGTCCTCCCGAATGACGATGACCTGGTCGGCGAGCTTTCGGTAAGGAAGTACGCATACCAGGGAGCCAAGGTTAAAGTCGAGTCTAAGGACCAGATGAAGTCGCGGGGCCTTCACTCACCGGATACGGCAGACTGTATGCTGCTTACGGTGTTTCCAATCAAGAGAAGCCAAGGAGAAATGAATGTCAGTGGAAAAGAAAACCAATCCGACAAGTAAGGTCGGCGTGCAGCTCATCAAGAGCAATGCACTCGAACAGAATACAGAGCCGGAGCTGGTGACAGCCTACAAGCGGATGGCGGTCCAGAAAGCGGACGCGTCGACTCAGATCGACCGGGACTCCGCTCGCATGGCCTCCGACTGGCTGGAACCTCCGCTCCCGCTTCAGGGACTCGAGCAGATGGTCGACAACTCGATCATCATTCCGCAGTGCATCCGCGCCTACAAGAACAACATAGCCGGATTTGGGATCCAGGTGAAGTACAAGGAAGGCGACCAGAAGGATACGCCTGAGGCGAAGGACGAATGGGACCGCACTCAGGACATCGTCAACCTTCTCTCCATCGAAGAAGATACCAAGACCGTATTCGAGAACATTATCGACCAGAAGGAGACCTTCGGGATCGCCTATGCCGAGATCATCCGGGACAATGCTGGAGCGGTGACCCAGATCATCACGATCAAGGACACGCCTTCCGTCCGGATGACCAAGGAGCTCGATCCTTACATCGACTACGTGTACTTCTACAAAGGGAACGAGATCAGGAGAAAGAAGAAGTTCCGGAAGTTCAAGCAGGAGATCAACGGACAGGTCGTCTACTACAAGGAGTTTGGCGACCCGAGGCCGATGGACTACCGGACCGGGACATATTCCAGAAGCGTGCCAAAGCAGTTCAGGGCGAACGAGATCCTGTGCTTCCGCATCGGAATGAAGCCATACGGGAAGGTGCGCTGGATCGGACAGATCCTCGGGGCGGACGGAGTCAGGATGGCTGAGACCCTCAACCACAACTACTTCGTGAACGGACGGCACACACCGATGGCGATCCTGATATCCGGAGGAACACTGACCGACAAGTCGTACAAACAGCTGCAGACCTACATGAATGACATACAGGGCCTCAACGGACAGCACGCATTCATGCTGATCGAGACCGAGAGCCTTGATACCGGATTCGATGGGAACCCGGCGACCGTTCAGCTGGTGCCGCTGGCCAATATCCTCCAGAAGGATGAGCTCTTCCAGGACTACACCGAGAACACCCGCAAGAGGGTGCAGTCGGCGTTCAACCTTCCTGACCTCTATGTCGGATACACGCAGGACTTCAACAGGGCGACCGCACAGACAGCGATCGAGGTGACTGAGAAGCAGGTCTTCCAGCCGGAGAGAGCTTCCCTGGCGTGGATCATCAACAACAAGCTGCTCAACGGTTACAACCTGCAGTACTGCGAAGTCGAGTTCGACGGACCAGACCTGACCAACCCGGACGACATCTTCAAGCTGCTTTCAGTAGCCGAGAGAGCCGGAGGCGTCACACCGAACATGGCCAAGGCCATCGCAAACGACGCTCTCGGGCAGGAATCCGAGGATTACGAAGGAGACTGGGGAAATGTGCCTGTGGTTATTTCCAACGCTCAGGCGACCCAGCAGATGCTCACAGGAGCACCTTCGCAGGAGTCGGCCCAGAAGACCGAGAACGAGGAAGAGACAGATAAGGCAAAGACTCCCGATATCGATCCTTCCGTGAAGGACAAGCTCGACGGACAGATCGAGAAGGCAGAGCAGGAGAACGCTGACGATGCCGTGATCGCAGTCATGAAGCAGGTACGGTCGCTCCTGGTAGAGATCAGGAAACAGGCCGGGGAGGAAGCGTGAGAGCATGAGAAAGATCATCCTGAAGGGAATGGAGAAGAACATTGATTCTCTCATCGACTCCATAGATGTTCTTCTCATGAAAGCAGACGACGACCTCAAGGACACGCTGGACGGAGAAGGATTCGTTAAAGCGGATGTGGCGGTCAAATCCATCGACGATATTGAAGATGCCCTCACAGAGGCGCTGAACGGGCATACAGACGATGTCCTGAAAGCTCTGGTGGAATCGGACAGTCTTAAGGAGTTCATCGACGGAAGCTGGAAAGACATACGGGACATGGACGACCTGAAGCAGGCTATCTACGATGCGCTCCATGACAGGCTGATGGACATGCTGTCGGAGTCGATCGAAGGCTTCATTGACGCCTACGAGCCTGACCTGCTCGAGGAGCACACTGCAGAGGATCTCCTTACGGAGCCGGCAGCGCAGTTTGTAGAGTCATGGGCTTCCAAGCTGGCGGAGCTGATGCATCTTGAGACAGATGACCAGATCGAAGCGATCCTCCTGCAGGCGCAGTCAGATGCACTTTCGGTCGCAGATACATCATTGAAGATCTCTGAGAGCGGGATCAGGGATCCCGGATACCGGTCACGCAGGGTGGCCGTGACGGAAGTCCTCCGGGCTGAGTCATACGGCCAGCTCGAGAGCATGCGGCAGTGCCCGACGATCGAGGCAAAGGAGTGGATGCACACAGGAGGCCACAAGAACAGTCCTCGCGAGAATCATGTAGCCATCTCCGGACAGCAGAAACCGGTCGACGAGCCGTTCGACCTGGTAGGCCGTGATGGAACTCTCTATCATCCGATGGTTCCGAGAGACATTTCGCTTCCGGCTGCGGAGTCGGTCAACTGCCACTGCATCATGAATCGGATCCGGAGCGAGGAAGCCATGGGAATGAGCCTCGAGGACCGCAGGGCCATGCGCAAGAAGTACATGGACCAGGTCAACCAGGAGTGGGAAGAGAACGGAACAGCGGAACAGCTGGAGACCCAGATGTTCGGAGAGGACAGATAAAGAGGTAAGAAACATGAATGACGTGCGTACCGTGCACGGGGCAAGAGCTCCGTGCATTTTTAATGCTCATGAACTGTTGGAATCTGAGAAAGGAGGTAAGGATGAGCACAAAAATCGCGAAATCGAGGGAAATCACTGATGCGCATATCTCCTTCATCTCGCTGGTCGACAAGGCAGCCAACAAGCACAGCTTCGCTATCGTGAAGGCCGATGATGGGAAGGCAAATTTCACCACCTTCGGACGGATCGTGAAAGTAGATCCCGAGAGCCACTATGTCACCGGAGTCGTATACGAGCCGATGGCAGAAGACACCCAGGGCGACCACATGACCGCTGAGGAAGTCCAGAAAGCGGCTTACTGGTACGCGAAGCACAGAGGCGACGTCGACATTCAGCACAGCTTCGAGAAATTCGACGGTGCTACAGAGGTCGAGTCGTGGGTTACCAAGAACGACGAGACGATCGGAGACCAGCAGATCAAGAAGGGCACATGGATGGCGACGGTTGAGATCACGGATCCGGACATCTTCGATAAGGTCCAGAAAGGCGAGATCACCGGCTTTTCCATGGGTGGAACCGGAAAGTACATCGAGTCTGACGACAGCGACGATGACCCGGCAGTTGAGAAGGCTGAAAAGGAAAGCGTCCTGGCAAAGCTGAAGAAGTGGCTGAGCGGTGACACGGTCGAGAAGGGTGAAGTCGCTGACCGCTTCAATGCAGGCTTCGTTTCCAGAAACCTCTGGGAAGCCTGGTACGCACTGAGCGATGTTCTGACTGACAAGTATGATCCGGACACGCAGATCTGGGGAAATGAGAAAGACATGGCGAAGGTCGCAGAAGCCCTGCAGGACTTCAACAACATCACCACGAAGCTCTTCTCCAACCAGGATTCGCTGCCGACCATCTACAAGAGCGCAGACGGTGAGGAACCGCCGATCGTAAAAGCAGGTAAGGCGATGAGCAGGAAGAACAGGGACCAGCTGAAGAGCATCACGGATTCCCTGTCAGACTTCCTCAAGTCGTTTGACGATGGAGACGGTGACGGAGACGTCCCGTCCGGAGAAAGTGAGGAGATTGAAGTGACTAAGGAAGAGATGCAGGAAGTCGTCAAGTCCGCAGTCCAGGAAGCCATGAAGGCGACCGCAGCGGCACCGGAGACGGTACAGAAGGAAGACCAGGGCACACAGGCACAGGAGCCGGAGACCATCACCAAGGCAGATGTCCAGAAGATGATCGACGAGGCCATCCAGAAGGCAATGGCTGAAGACCCGAAGAAGAAGAAAGGCCAGTGTGCGAAGGACGAGGATGGAGAAGTTCAGAAGGCTGATGCTGACAAGCCGGTCGCTGAGCAGATCCAGGACGCCATCGCAAAGGCAATGGCACCGTACCTCAGACAGGAAGGTCTTCCGACCAACCTCAACGGGGCAGATGGAGAAGAAGTAGCTAAGTCTCAGGAAGAGCAGTGCTTCCTGCACGGCATCATCTGAGACAGCTGATCACACAGCACGAGAAGAAAGAGAGGTAAATGAAAATGGTTGGAACAGTATCTAACCGCGCTATCGTCGGTAAAGCTGATACCACTATCAACACCGCAGCTCTCGCGAGCGGCGGAATCCTGAGCCCGGAGCAGGCACAGCAGTTTCTGCAGATGACCTTCGACGCTACTCCGCTCAGCCCTCTGGTCCGTCATGAGATCAGAAGAGCAAAGACCGGTGAACTGGACAAGATCGGCATCGGCCGCAGGCTTCTGAGAAAGAAGACCGAGGGAACCGATGACGGATACAGAGCTTCCGTCAATACCGGCAAGGTCGAGTACTCCACCACCGCAGTCCGCCTGCCGTGGGAGATCACCGAGGAAACCCTGAGACAGAACATCGAGGGCGAGAACTTCGAGAACATCGTCACCGGTCTGATGACCAAGCAGGTCGGATGCGACAGTGAGGATCTTTGCCTGAACGGCGATACCTCCGTCACCGCTGAGACAGCAACCGCAAAGGGTGTCGATGCAGGAGATGTTGACTTCATCAACATCAACGACGGCTGGCTGAAGCAGGTCAAGGACGGAGGACACAACGTCGACGCTGCAGCCGCTGAGATGTCCCTGGATCTCTTCTACAAGACCCTGAGATCTGTACCGAACAAGTACAACAACGGCAACCTCCGCTGGCTCATGAGCCCGCATCGTTCCCAGGAATGGCAGAAGTTCATCCTTGAGAAGGCTGTCAACAACGGCGGCATCATCACCGACTCCAGAATCGAGAACCCGATCGCGATCCCGAAGATCGAAGTTCCGTCCATGCCGGACGACGTCATCCTTCTGACCGATCCGAAGAACCTGATCGAGGTCAACACCTACGACATGATCATCCGCAAGACCGTCGAGGGCAAGGAAGCCATCATGGAGGACAAGAGATTCTACGTCATCCACTTCGATATCGACCCTGTCATCGAGGAGCTTGATGCTACTGCTATCCTCACCGGCCTGAAGGCTATCTGAGGACCAGGAGCACACAGCACACGGAACTAAAGGAGGGCGAGCAACATGGCAAAGCTGAAACTGGTCAAGGGCCTGAGCTACAGCTACGGAGACCTCAAGGCGACCAGAAGCAATCCTTACATCGAGGTGAAGGACAAGGCAGCCGCTGAGCATCTGGTGGAAACCGGATACTTCGAAACTGTCGTCCCGGTACTCGGGCATAAGGAGACTCCGAAGAGCGCCGAGCAGGCATCCGTGAGCATGCCGGCACCGGAGCCAACGATCACACAGCCTTCCGTCCTTGAGGGAATGAACACCGATGAGCTCCGGGCATATGCCCAGAAGCAGGGAATCAGCCTGAGGGGAGTGAAGACGAGAAAAGCCATCATCAAGGCCATCGAGGACGCAGAGAAGAGGGCGACCGAAGCCCTCAAGGCACTGCGTGAGTCCTGATATGGCGGCCATGCCATGGATCACTCCGGAAGATCTGAAGAAGTACACCGACATCAAGGCGGTCAAGGAGCGAGATGATGAGAAGCTCGAGGTAGACATCTACCGGGCAGAGCAGAAGGTCATCTCCATCACCAACAACCGCTTCGACGACGATGAGAAGTTTAAGGAGATTCCGAAGCCGGTCCGCACGGCAACTCTCCTGATCGCTGAGGCGTATGCCAAGAACGCGACCGAGAGAGCAAAAGAGAAGCGACTGAAGGGAGAGACGTTCGACGACTACAGCTACACAGCTGAATCAGGGGAGATCAACATAGAGGATCTGGACATCTACGGGCTGCTGTCGGACTACATCACAGAAAGCGGAGGAGACACACTTCTTCGTATCAGAAAGCTGTGAGGAGGAACAAGGGAGATCACCATGTGGGAAGACTTCTTAAACCATAAATGCGATATCTACCACCTGCAGACGGAAACGGACGAGGTGGGATACGGGATCAAGCCGGTCGAGAGAGCGGGGAGCTACCCGGAAGAAGCGGATATCACGGATGTGGCGTGCCATTTCGGTGTGAAGTCTGAGTCAGTGGCGATCACCCAGCACGATCCCTATCCGGTCCTGACCGGACAGATCAAGCTCGCTCTCCCTGCTGGAACT